ATATATTTGTGTGAATTATTGTGCCGATATCGCTTGCTATAGTGGCCGTAGTACGGGAATATGTCCTTAACGCCGGGGCAACAAGCCGCCGGAAAACCCAAAGGAGGCAACAAAAATGTGGAAACAAGGACAAATCGTAGCACTGGAAAGCAACACCATTTACAGCTACTGGGCGAAAGTTTACGAGACCGGCTCAGAACACGGCATTAATCAAGGCAGGGTTCGCAAACTTACCATTCGCAAGCAGGGCGAAACCTGCGACCTTTACAACTACGACAGAGGGCTTGACCTGCCCCCGGCCAACGAAGAAGTCGACACCATTTTGAACATCATTTTGGCAAAGTACAACTAGCCAACCAAGAAACTACAAAGAGGACGGCAACCCCGCATGGGGCTGTCTCTCGTATAAACGTTAAATTACAAGACTTCCAGGAGGTCTTTTTATTTTGCTGTTATTCCTGTTCTATAAAGAAATCCGAATCCAGCCTCTTTATTTCATATGTTTGGATAGTCGAAACCCCAACGCCATAGTCAATCATCAACTCGGCCAGCTTATCTCCATCCACAAGCACTATGTGATTATCTTTGGCACACTGAATGGCACCGCTTGTAAATTTTGCAGTTGTTATAAAAAGCCCCTTGCCAGACTTGTTTGCAATGGCTCCAACAAAACCCTGTACGTCTGCGCGGCTTACGGTTTTATCTAATCCGTACCGCTTGGCTTGGATATAAATATTGCTAAAACCAAGTTTATCTTCACGGATAATGCCATCAATGCCCTCGTCATTAGAGCGAGAAGTAACGACCCCTTCGCCATCAAGCAAACCGCCATACCCCATTTTTTCCAATAACTTTACAACAAGCCGCTCGAAGAACGCAGGGCTGAGACTCATAACTTCGTTTAATATTTCACCTTTAAGTACGCTGTTAATTTGTGTAAATGCCTCGTCCATGCGCTCTTGTGGAGTTTGGTCTTGTTGTTCAACTTCTGATATATCCGGGGTTTCATCTTTGCTTTTAATCCCCAAAAATTCTCTGGCGGATTCGTAGTTATTGCGAAGATATGCCACATTAAAAGGTTGCGGATTTTCGATGAGAACCTTGCGGCCTTCATCTGTTATTTGGGAATAACCCCTTTTTGGGTACGCTACGAGACCGGCGGCTTTTAGATATGTCTTTGCCCAGCCCACACGGTTGTTAAAAACCGTTACGGAAGTGTTTTTTAATAGAACCGCACGATCTTCTGCGGATAGCTCTCTAATCTCGGCAACGGCATCGTACAGTTGAGCATTTGATAAGACGCCGTTTTTATCGAGTGCGTTAAGCACATCAATGAATAACTCATAATGTTTTGGCACTGCCATCAATATAACCTCCCAACTTTTCTACAACATAATTCTACACCATGAGGGCAGTTGGAACAATCCGCCAAGGCATATTTTTAGAGAAATGAGGCGAAGAATGACATTTGAATATAAACCTACGCCGCTGATGCTGCCAACCAGCCGCTACGACCACCGGCGCGCAGATTTTGCAGTTAACTTCATATCCATGCTCCGCCACACAACCGGAGAGTGGTATGGTAAACCGTTCCAGCTTATGCCGTGGCAAGAGCAGATTATCCGTGACATCTTCGGCATCGTTGATGAAAATGGATACCGCCAGTTCCGTACTGCCTATGTGGAAATTGGTAAGAAAAATGGCAAGTCCGAACTCGCAGCGGCAGTTGCGCTGTATCTTCTATTCGCAGATGGTGAAGCTGGGGCAGAGGTGTATTCGTGTGCTGCGGATATTAACCAAGCCTCCATCGTATTTAACACGGCAAAAGCCATGGTGGAGCAGTGCAGCGATTTAGCCGGAATTTCAAAACTTGTGCCGTCCACCAAGCGGATTATGTTTCCGCACACCAACAGCTTCTATCGAGTGCTATCCTCGGAAACCAAGTCCAAGCAGGGCTTTAACGTATCCGGGCTTATTTTCGATGAATTGTTTGCACAGCAGACCCGTGAGTTATTCGACACCATGACAAAATTCACCGGCGATGCGCGGCGACAGCCACTTTACTTCCTTATTACTACTGCAGGCCGTGACCGCACCAGCATTTGTTACGAAATCCACTGCAAAGCTAAGGCCGTGTTGGATGGCACTAAGATAGACCCCTCGTTTTATCCGGCTGTATTTGGCATTGATGATACAGACGATTGGAATGACGAAACCGTCTGGAAAAAAGTAAACCCTTCCATTGGCGTAACAATTCCATTTGACACGGTTAAGGCTGCATACGAGCAGGCAAAACAAAATCCGGCTGAAGAAATGCATTTCCGCCAGTTCCGCTTAAACGAATGGTGTAACGCCGATGTCCGTTGGATGCCCATGGATAAATGGGATGCCTGCGGCACGGATATTAATATAGATGATTTCCATGGGCGGGACTGCTACGCAGGGCTGGACTTATCCTCAACCAGCGACCTTACCGCACTGACCTTGGTATTTCCCCCGGAGAGTGAGGACGAAAAACATACGGTTATGCCGTTCTTTTGGTTGCCAGAAAATGCAATCGACTTGCGTACCCGCCGTGACCATGTGCCGTATGCTGTATGGCGAAAGATGGGTGTCATAAACACAACCGAGGGTGATGTTGTTGATTACGATTACATCACAGCTTTTATAGAAAAATTGTGCGACAGCTTCAAAATCCGTGAAATCGCCTACGACCGTTGGGGTGCGGAGAAGATACGCCGTGATCTTGAGGAACTTGGCGAGGAGCGTGGCTTTGTTGTTTTCCCGTTTGGTCAGGGCTTCGGCAGCATGGCTGCACCCACCCGCGATCTTATGCAGTTAGTGCAGGAAGGTAAACTGCGGCACGGCAAGCACCCGGTGCTGGATTGGAACATGGGCAATGTTGTGGCAGAAACAGATGCACATCTGAACCAAAAAATCAGCAAGAAAAAATCCACCGAGAAGGTGGACGGTGTTGTGGCACTCGTGATGGGTCTTGCACGCACGATGATGCATGACGGTGACGAGGAGAGCGTGTATGACGGACGTGGGATTTTGTTTATTTGATATATTTTTCTATTAAGGAATATAAATCGCGCATCCAATTTAACATTGGATTGCGTGAATAGAAAAAATCTGTATTTTTCCTTGGTTGCCCATTGAATAGTTGATGAAACTCAGTCTCTGCGCCAATGTAACAAGGCTCGTCAAAATATAGCAGGTCGGATTTGAGTCTGAACTGATCGCCAGTTATATCAATAATAATTCCGTTTGCTGTTTGTAGCCAAGCATGAGGGTAAGTTATTTCAAAACCATCACTGTCGTATGCTCCAGTATGATATTCACCGAAAACATTGACGGTTTTTATGTCATTTGTCAAAAGATAGTGTGCCAGTAGATCACTTGAATGGTCGCAACATCCAACAGGAAAATTCTTGAAGGTGCAGTCGTAGATGAAATCACCATTATAATGAGCCTCATCCATTGCTCTTCTAAATTGACTCGCCAAGCGTATAATATTTTGCATTGCATTCACCCAAATCATTAATATTCAACGAATACCATTATACACCATGCACCCGCACACCGCAGGTGCTTTTTTCATGCCCATCGGAGGTGAACATGGGAATCATAAAAAATCTATTCCGCTCTCGCGACAAGCCAAGGACTATTGTCGGCGGTGGCTGGAACTTTTTATTTGGCGGCACCCCAGCCGGGAAGATGGTCAATGAAATCACAGCTATGCAGACATCTGCAGTTTATGCCTGCGTTCGCATTCTTGCTGAAGCCGTGGCAAGCCTGCCGCTTCATGTTTACCAACGGCAACCGGACGGCGGCAAGGCTGTGGATTACGAGCATCCTCTGTATCGCCTACTCCATGACGAGCCAAACGATGAAATGACCAGCTTCGTATGGCGGGAAACGCTTATGTCACATCTACTGCTGTGGGGAAATGCCTATGCGCAGATTGTAAGGGATGGGCGCGGCTACCCCATTGCACTGTACCCGCTTTTGCCAGACCGCATGACCGTAGATCGTGCCAACAACGGACGGTTGATTTACAAGTACAAAAGTGACAGGGATGTAATCCAGTTTAACCGTGAAAACATCCTGCACATCCCTGGGCTGGGGTTTGACGGATTAATCGGCTATTCGCCTATAGCAATGGCAAAAAACGCTGTGGGCATGAGCATTGCAACCGAAGAATATGGCAGTAAGTTTTTTGCCAACGGTGCTACTCCCGGCGGCATATTGGAACACCCCGGCACTATCAAAGATATCAAACGCGTAAAGGAAAGCTGGGCGGCGGGCTATCAAGGCGTGGACAATGCCCATAAAGTAGCCATTCTTGAAGAAGGCATGAAATTTCACCAGATAACAATTCCCCCGGAGCAGGCTCAGTTTCTTGAAACACGCAAATACCAGATTGGTGAGATTGCCCGCATATTTCGTGTGCCGCCACATATGGTGGGCGATTTAGACCGCAGCAGTTTCTCGAATATAGAACAACAATCCCTCGAATTTGTAAAATACACCCTTGATCCATGGGTGGTACGATGGGAAATGAGCCTGCAACAATCCCTACTGCTACCCGGCGAAAAATCCATCGCTTGCATCAAATTTAACGTAGACGGTCTTTTGCGTGGGGATTTCCAAACAAGAATGGCTGGTTATTCCACAGGCATACAAAACGGATTTTTATGTATCAACGATGTCCGAGCATTGGAAGATTTGAATCTGCTATCGGACGAAGAAGGCGGCAATTTGCACTTTGTAAACGGCAACATGGTCAAACTTAGGGATGTGGGTGCTGCCTATGCCCAGAACGTAGAGGAGGATGATAATTTGTGAACAAGTTTTGGAACTTCTCCAAAGGCGAGGACGGTGGCCGCGTCCTGCGTTTCGATGGAGTAATCGCTGCCGAAAGCTGGTGGGGCGATGAAATAACCCCGGAGGTATTTCGTGCAGAACTATTTGCCGGGGATGGTGATATAACCGTTTGGCTTAATTCCCCCGGCGGTGATTGTATAGCCGCTTCGCAAATTTACGCTATGCTTATGGATTACAAAGGAAACGTCACGGTAAAAATTGATGGAATTGCAGCAAGCGCCGCTTCCGTTATTGCCATGGCAGGAACGCAAGTGTTAATGGCACCCACGGCACTCATGATGGTGCATAACCCTATGACATTTGCCATTGGTGACAGCGACGAAATGCAAAAGGCCATAGATATGTTGGCCGCCGTGAAGGAATCCATCATAAATGCATATCAAATTAAAAGCGGGCAGGGTCGCACAAAGTTGTCAAACCTCATGGATGCCGAAACATGGCTACCTGCACAGACGGCTATTGAAATGGGCTTTGTGGATGGCATATTGGAGGACAACAAGCGTAATGGAGACGCTACCGAAGCCCCGGATGTTGTAAATTATATGTTTTCGCGCATGGCTGTTACAAATTCCTTGTTGGATAAAATGATGGTGAAACCCAAGGCAAGAGCAGAACCACCACCCAAACCCGAAGGCATCCCTGTTGAGTCGCTTACCCAGCGGCTCTTTTTAATTTCACACTAAATGGAGGTAAACCCACATGAGTAAAGTTTTAGAACTGCGCGAAAAGCGCAACAAACTATGGAACACGGCCAAGGATTTTTTGGACAGCAAGCGCGGCGCCGATGGCATGGTTTCTGCCGAAGATGCCGCCACCTACGACAAAATGGAAACAGACATGGTGGCCTTGGGCAAGGAAATAGAGCGGCTGGAACGCCAATCCGCATACGACCTTGAAATGTCCCAACCCACCAGCCAGCCCGTTATCAACTCCCCCACCAAACCCGACGAAGCCAAAACAGGACGCGCCAGCCAAGAATATAAAGAGGACTTTGGCTCAGTGCTTCGTCTGAAAAATCCTGTACACAACGTACTATCCACAACCCCGGATGCAGACGGCGGTTATTTGGTGCCGGTGGAGTTTGAACGCCGCATTGTGCAGGGCTTGGAAGAAGCTAACGTAATCCGCCGTATTGCCAGAACTATATCTACATCTGCGGAACGCAAAATCCCAATCGCAGCGGATCAATCCGTGGCACGTTGGACACCAGAAAACGCACCAATACAAGAAAGTATGTTGACCTTCTCCCAAAAGACAATCGACGCATACAAGCTAACTGACCTTATCCGCATCAGCATGGAATTATTGCAGGATTCCATGTTCGATTTGGAAAGCTACATCGCTGACGAATTTGCCCGTGCATTTGGGGTGGCGGAAGAAGAGGCCTTTTGCATTGGCACCGGCGTAGGCCAGCCCACAGGCATTTTCCGTGAAACCGGCGGCGGTAAAATCGGTGTTAATGCAGGCAATGCAATCAACACCGACAATCTCATCGACCTGATCTATGCACTTAAAAGCCCATACCGCCGCAACGCTGTATTCCTTATGCGTGATATAACTGTATCTGCCATCCGCAAGTTAAAAGATGCCAACGGCCAGTACCTATGGCAGCCAAGCGTACAGGCCGGGGAACCTGATCGCCTTTTGGGTTATCGTCTGTACACTTCTCCTTATGTGCCAACGGTAGAAGCCGGGGCCTTGCCAGTGGCATTTGGTGACTTTGCGCATTATTGGATTGCCGACCGTATGGGGCGCACAGTCCAACGGCTGAATGAATTATTTGCCGGTAACGGGCAAGTCGGTTTTATAGCCACCCAGCGTGTAGATGGCAAAATTATTCTTGCAGAAGGTATCCAGCTACTAAAAATGGGAACCTAAAATGAGCCGCATGGTTAATCGACTCCTACCAAAGGTTAAGGCAAATCTTATTCTTATCCACAATGAGGATGATGCCCTTCTTCGCAGTTTTATTGCCGCTGCACTTGGCTACGCCGAAAGCTACCAAAAACGTGAATATAAACATGGCAAGCTGCCAGCAACCACCGAGCAAGCCGTAATCATGCTGTCGAGTCATTTCTATGAAAGTAGGGATGGCTCGACAGGCGGCTTTTTTGCAGATTATGTTGGTGCGGCAAAACAAGTATGGGATGCGGTTAATCGACTGTTGTTGATGGAAAAGAGGTGGGAGGTTTGAGGATGCACCATTCTATTGAAATCATCTCCACCGAGTCGATCAAGGACTCCATGGGGTTTACAACACAGGGGGAAGTTTGCCTTGCAAAAATTCGCGCATATAAAGAAACCCGCCATGGCAATGCCGCATGGCGTAACCGCGCCGCTTTCTCCAATGCAAATGCGCTGTTCCGTTTCCGTACAATTCCCAACCTTGCGATAACCACTACCATGTTCATCCGTAGCGGTGACGAGCGTTATAACATTGTAAGCGTGGAGGATATTCGTGGGCGTGGTATGTACGTTGAGGTTTTAGCAGAACTGGTTACGCCATCGAAGGGGTGAGGATTTGGCAAAGGTTTCTGTAAAAATGCCAGATGATTTTTTGCAAAAATTATCACGGCTGGGCGAGAAAACAGATGAAATTGTGCCAAGGGTGCTACACGCTGGAGCAGAAATTGTGGAATCCAAGGTGCGTTCCAACCTCCAGTCTGCCATCGGCAGAGACACGCAGGAAGAATCCCGCTCCACCGGGGAACTGGTCGGTGCGCTTGGCATCTCACCTGCAAAACTAGACCAGGGCGGCAACTACGATATGAAAGTTGGGTTTCGTGAACCACGCAGTGATGGCAAAAGCAATGCCATGATTGCCAACATTTTAGAACACGGTACTTCCACCCAGCCTGCACGGCCATTCCTTGCTCCGGCAAGGACCGCCAGCCGCAAACCCGCTGTAGAAGCCATGATATCCCAACTGGAGAAGGAGATAAACAACATATGAATATTTTATCCGACCTAACCACACTGCTGACCAATATAAATGTACCATTTGAGATCGGGCATTACAGCGGTGTTCCCCCTGATGAATATGTAGTGATTATCCCATTGGCGGATAGCTTCGACCTTGCCGCAGATAATCTGCCCCAAGCGGATGTGCAAGAGGCACGTCTGGCAATCTACAGCAAAAATAATTACTACCCCCTGCGTAACAAAATCACAAAGCGGCTACTGGCACAAAGTTTCACCATAACCGACCGCCGTTATATCGAATTTGAATCAAGCACTAAGTACCATCATGCGGTCATTGATACCGCTAAATCATATGAAGTAGAAAGCGAGGAATCATAAATGGCTACTATTGGCTTAAGCGATATGTTCTACGCAAAAATAACGGAAAACTCGGAAGGTTTAGAAACCTACAATACCCCGTCCCGGCTTGCCAAGGCAATACAAGCGGATTTATCCATAGAGATTGCCGAGGCGATGTTGTATGCGGATGACGCCGCACAGGAAAGTGTCCGTGAGTTCCAATCCGGCACGCTTACCTTGGGTGTTGATGATATAACCCCGGAGGTTGCCGCCGTCCTTTTAGGCGCAGGCATAGACGATAACGGGGTGCTTATATCCTCAAGCGAAGATGTGGGCCCGCCTGTAGCGGTCGGCTTCCGAGCGCGCCGCGCAAACGGAAAATATAAATATTTTTGGCTGTACCGTGTGCTGTTTGGTGCGCCGTCAACAAATCTACAAACCAAAGGCGACTCCATCTCCTTCCAAACCCCAAGCATCGAAGGCACGATTATGCGGCGCAATAAGCCCGACAGCCGTAATCGTCACCCATGGAAAGCAGAGGCCGTGGAAGGACACCCGGATGTGCAAAACACGACTATAACCAACTGGTTCTCTGCCGTGTATGACCCAGACTTCCCTGCGATATCTGGCTCGGCTGCAACATTCGTAGCAGTTGAAACAACAAAAAATACAAAGTCTGCCACAGTTAAACCGGCAACAGATAAAACCACCAATAACGAAACCCCAACCGCATAGAACAGGAGGCCAACATGGATAATGACAGAAGCGCA